TACCTCAACATATCCTGTAGTATCTGCTGGTAAAGATACACAGATTGTAATTACATCTACTGCTAATGGTATTGGTAATGTATATCATAAACTATGGGAAGGTGCTGTACAAAAAACAAATGAATTTAAACCTTTTAGAGTAGATTGGTGGGATGTTCCAGGAAGAGATGAAAAGTGGAAACAAGAAACAATAAACAATACTTCAGAATTACAGTTTGAACAAGAGTTTGGTAATACTTTTCATGGAAGAGGTAATACACTTATAGGCGCAAATCATTTATTAGCACAACAGAGTATTGAACCTGAGTTTATAAAAGAGAATGTTTTTATATATCATCAACCAAGAAAAGAGCATGAGTATGTAATGTGTGTAGACGTTTCAAAAGGTAGAAATCAAGACTATAGCACATTTACAATTATTGATGTAACGACTCAACCATTTGAACAGGTTGCAATCTTTAGAGATAATAATATATCTCCAATGTTATTACCAGATATTATATACAAATATGCTAATTTATATAATAAAGCTTATGTTGTTATAGAAAGTAATGATCAAGGTGCAGTTGTTTGTAATGGTTTATATTATGATTTAGAGTATGAGAATATGTTTGTAGAATCAAGTATTAAAGCAAATGCTCTTGGTGCTACAATGACTCGAAGAGTTAAACGTATTGGTTGTTCATCAATTAAAGATTTAATTGAACAAGGTAAGCTGAAAATAAATGATGCTCAAACAATTATTGAAATGAGTACTTTTGTAAGTAGAGGAAATAGTTATATGGCTATTGCTCCAAATCATGATGACTTAATGATGAACTTAGTTTTATTTGCATGGTTTACATCAACTGATATTTTTCAAGCATTAACTAATATTGATATGAAAGATATGTTATATAAAGAAAGATTAAAGGCTATTCAAGACGATATGTTACCATTTGGATACGTAGAGAGTGGGAACTACGAAAAGGATAAATATACTAAAGATCCTGATGGAAACATTTGGTTCGAACAAGAGTGGACAGGAAATGCAAAATTTTAACGAATATTTTACAGAAAAATTTGAAGAGCCAATAGAGCAGCAAGATTTGCATGTTGTGGTATTAGGTAAAGGTGGTGAAGAAGGAACCTTTGCTGATTTGGCTGAAAAGGTTTCAAAGAAAAAGAATATAAAATTTGATTTAGTTCATGTTGATGAAGCTTGGATATCTCAAAAAGATGTAGAGATTGGTAAAGTTACAATTCAAAATGCTGATGGTGAAGACAATTCAGTAGAAATAGAAACTCGTAACTCAATGATTTTTGTAAGAGCTGGAGCAATTCAAACATTAGCTGCTCAAGCCATTGTATCATCATTACAAATGATAGGATTCTTTTTGATTAATGATTTAGAAGCAATGCTATCATGTGATAATAAAATGTCAAATGTTATTATGCTTGAAAGAAATAATATCCCAAGTCCAAGATCTTCTATTTTATCAAATAAAAAATCAGTTGAAGATGCTCATCAAAGAATTGGTGGTAAGTTTCCAGTTGTTATAAAAACGTTAACTGGAACTCAAGGTGTAGGTGTATCAATAGTAAATGATATGGCTTCACTGGTTTCTGTTGCTGAATCTCTTTGGAAATTTGATGCACAAATACTAATACAAGAATATTTTAAAATAGATTCAGACGTACGTACGCTCGTGGTGGGTGGTAATATTATAGGAGCCGCTCAAAGAATAAGAAAAAATCAAAATGATTTTAGAAATAATGTTCATTTAGGTGCTGATACAAAACCTTATCAACTCTCTAAAGAAGAAAAAGATATTATTATAAGCGCTGCAAGAAGTAGTGGAGCTTTATATTGTGGTGTTGATCACTGTGTATATAAAGGCAAACCATATATTTTAGAAGTGAATGGTTCACCAGGTATACGTTCGCATTTTTATGCATATGATTTACAGACAAAAGAAGGTATCGGTAAAAAAACTGATGAACAAATGATTAGTGCTGTTATTGATTTCTTTAGTAGTGATTTAAATCGAAGACCTTTAATGAGATCTGAGGCGGGTTATATTGAAACTATTACATTAAAAGGATTAGAAGATGATCCAATACGAGCTAAGTTTGATACGGGAAATAGTGCAATTGCAACAATGCTTCACGTAGATGAATTAGAAGCTGATGGCGATTTTGTCAAATGGTCAAAAAACGGCAAATCATTTAGAAGTGAAGTGATTGATATATCTGAGCCTAAAAGAGGATTAGTTGATTTTGATAAAAGACCGATTATTGAACATGAGCTAAGATTTAATAATAAAACTTACATTGCCGAACTTGGATTAACTACCAAAGATACTGCATCTGAAATGTTAGTTAATCGTAAGCTTATGACACAATTTAAAGTAGCAATTAATCCAAATCGAAGATTTATATTAAGTGAAAGAACTGAACAAAATGATGATAATGATCATTAGTTCATGGAGAACGTTTTATTATAAATAATACTATTGAATATTCGTATTATGAAACATATTAACTAACTCAACATAGAGGACAAAGCGATGGCATTTCAAGTATCACCAGGCGTTCAGGTCAAAGAGATCGACGCTACGAATGTAGTCCCAGCAGTATCAACCAGCATTGGTGGATTTGCAGGCTCGTTCAACTGGGGTCCAGTGGAAGAAGTAATTACAGTCAGTTCTGAAAATGAACTAGCTGCAACCTTCGGCTCACCAGACGACAATACAGCAAAATACTTTTTAGTAGCAGCGTCATTCTTAAAGTATGGAAACGCACTAAAAGTAGTTCGAGTTGCATCAGGTCACGACAACGCGACTTCCGATGGAACAGGACAGCTGATAAAGAATGAAGATGATTATGATAACGCTGGAGCTCTAAGTGTTGGAAATTGGGTAGCAAAATATCCAGGAGTATTAGGTAATAGCTTAAAGGTATCAATGATTTCTGCAGATATAACTGACTTTAGTAGTTGGACATATTCTACAAGCTTTGATGCTGAGCCAACAACATCACAATACGCAATAGATCAAGGTAAAGCTTCTGCTAAAGATGAATTACATATTGCAGTTGTTGATGAAGATGGTGCTATTTCAGGTACACCAGGAACAGTATTAGAAACTTTCGCATTTGTATCACAAGGTTCAGATGCTAAGAAGAGTGATGGTACATCAAACTTTTATAAAGACGTGATTAATACACAGTCTCAATATATTTGGTGGGCAGGTCATGATTCAAGTTTATCTGATGCTGGAGAAACAATTGCAGCCAATACAACATTTACGACTAACACAGCAGCAATTGAGGGTTCACTTTCAGGTGGATCAGACGATAACGCTCCAACTGTTGGAGAAATTGCAACAGGATATGATCTTTTAGAAGATGCAGAAACAGTGGATGTAAATCTATTATTTGCTACTCCAGACGCCAATGGCGCAGAGACAATAGCAGAGGATTTAATTTCTATCGTTAACGCAAGAAAAGATTGTATGGCTTTTGTATCACCTCCAATCGAAGACACAGTAGGTAGTTCAACACCAGCAACAGATGTGAAAGCATTTGCTGATGGTTTAACATCTACTTCTTACGCATCATGCGATTCCACAGCACTATATGTATACGACAAATATAACGATGTATACAGATGGATAGGAGCTGCAGGACATCACGCAGGATTATGTGCTAATACTGATTCAGTAGCAGACGCATGGTTCTCACCAGCAGGTGTAAATAGAGGTCAATTGTTAGGAGTAACAAAACTTGCATTTAATCCTAAGAAAGCAGACAGAGATACTTTATATAAAGCTCGAGTCAACCCAATAGTATCATTACCTGGACAAGGTACATTATTATTTGGTGACAAAACTTTATTAAGTAGACCTTCAGCATTCGATAGAATAAATGTACGTAGACTTTTTATCGCATTAGAAAAAGCGGTTAGCACAGCAGCTAAAGCGCAACTATTCGAATTTAACGACGAATTTACAAGAGCACAGTTCAGAAATTTAGTTGAACCGTTCTTAAGAGACGTCAAAGGTAGACGTGGACTTACAGACTTTTTAGTAGTTTGTGACGAAACTAACAACACTAGCGCAGTGATTGATGGAAATCGATTTGTGGCAGATATCTTTATCAAGCCAAGCAGATCTATTAACTTCATAACACTGAACTTTGTAGCAACCAGATCCGGAGTTGAATTCTCTGAGATCTCAGGTTCATAGGAGGACTAACACATGGCAATTTTAGGCGTAGATGATTTTAAATCTAAACTAGTAGGCGGTGGCGCAAGATCCAACCTTTTTAAGGTAACTATGAACTATCCAAGTTATGCACAAGGTGATGTTGAATTGACATCATTCATGTGTAAAACAGCTCAAATGCCTGCATCAATTATTGCACCTATCCCTGTATTATTCAGAGGTAGAACATTGCAAATAGCTGGTGACAGAACATTTGATCCTTGGACAATCACTGTCATTAATGACACTGGTTTCGAAGTTCGTAACGCTATGGAACGTTGGATGAATGGTATTAATAATAATAACGACAACACAGGGTTATCAAATCCTACAGACTATCAGGCTGACGCAATTGT